AACGTACACCAAGACCAAGGGGACTATTTATCTTCCGCAGCCGTCCGCCTTCTCTGATTTGATGCAGGTCGAAGAGGACGAGGGCGAATACACCTACGGAAGCTTGTCAGACGCGCAGGAAACAACTACGCCCAAGAAATTTGGCCGGTCGTCTCCAGAAACCTTTTGCCCAGCCATGCGAAGCGCCTTATGCGAAAGGTCTCTAAAGTTCATGCCTGCAAGGTCGTGGTTTTGCGCCTTGGGATTCTTAAGCGCCTCGGGATGGCCGCAACGCAGCAACAGCGCGGCGGTTGCATGCTCCCTGAACTTGTCCTTTTCCTCTTCGCCTACGAAAATGGGCGCGTCGGGACTTCTCGCATTGCTTTGAGTCTCAAGCCACGCAAGCACTTGGGTCTTTGCGTCCTCAACCTTGCAGTCGGTAGAAAGCATGCGGATTCTTGTGGTGTCCGGCACGTTGTGCTTGGCGCACAGTGCGGAAATCTCCAATTGCCGCTTGCGTTCGTTTTCAACGAGCATTTCCCCGTCGCGAATCCTGGCGATGCGCATGTCGTTGATTTCTTTTTCAGGGTCTAAGGCGGAAGCCGCAGCTTGATTGCCGGTGTTTTGGGCAGCGGCGGGCTGCGCACGCTGCGCCGTTACCAGATCCGCCAGCTTAGCGACGGCTTGATTTGTTGCCTCGATTGATTTTGCTACTTCTTCAAGATTCATATCCTGCTCCTTCCTATTGTTTTCGTTTACGGCCAATGGACGTTGTTCGAGTTCCGAAGGAGCAGGCCATTCTAGGCTTCAAGACGCTTAGACCGGGCCAGCTTCGCGGCGTGACCGAGTTTGCCCCTGCAATATTGCTTGCCTACAGCCTAAAAGAATATGTCGAAAACGAAATGAACACGGCGGCCAAGGCGGCGCGAAGGCTGGCAGTCATTACTTCGCAAGACCCTTCGGCCACAATGGCGGCGCTTGGCGGATTCATGACGCCGGGGAGCGACAACCGTCCAGACAAATACATGATGGAATATGGCGGGGCGCTTATCGACTTTTTGAAAACTGGCGAAAGCGTTTCAATAGCAGACAACAATAGGCCAGGAGACACGTTTTCTCCCTTTGTCCGCTGGGTTATTCAAACCTTCGCCGCAACCGTCGGCGCCACGTATGAGCTGATTTCCGGCGATTACCAAAACGCCAAATACACGGGCGCACGAATGGCGCGAAACGACATGAATGCTGGCATCAAGGTCAGAAGAGCCAGAATCGTTCGCCAGCTTTGCGAAAACGTCCGCCGGGAGTTCATGGATTGGGCCGTTTTAACCGGGAAGCTTGACCTCCCTAACTACTTTTCAAACCCAGCGCCATACATGAGAGCCGTTTGGCTTGGGCCTGGGATGGAAAGCATCGATCCTTTGCGAGAGGGCCGGGCAACCGTCGAGGCGGTGGATAAGCATCTATTAAGCCCGCAAGAAGCGATTCTTGCGCGGCAGCGCGACCCGGAGCAGGTGCTTGACGAACTCAAGGAATGGCAAGAGATGAAAGAAGAGCGTGAGCTGATAGACCTTGAGGCTCCGCCAAGTCTTAAAACCAATCCGGCGGAGTTCGCCAAGGGCACAGGGGACGGCGGCGGAAAAAAGCCCAAGCAGGCGCAGAAACGGCAGGAAGATGAACGTATGTGGAGGATTAAATGACGCCAGACATGCAGTTGCACTATAGAACGATTCAGATAATGGCTGGATCGGCTGGCGGTCCAATGACGTTCAACCGAGAGCGCCGTTCTGTGCGGATCACAGGCATGACGGAAGCGCCGGTTCCGATGTGGTACAAGGAATATGGCGGAGTGGTGCCGGAAGTTGTCTTGGTTAGAGGCATGCAGTTCCCGGCGAATGGCAAAGTGCCGCTGATTGACACTCATGACCGCAGCACTGTTCAAAGCGTGTTGGGTTCGTTTATGCCTGAAATGATGGCCGACACAGTAGACGGGGATGTTGTCTTTAGCAGCGTTCAGGACGCTGAAGACGCAATGATAAAAGTTATGGAAGGGCACATTACGGATTTTTCTGGAGGGTACGGGGTTCACAGCCATCAGTTTGTCCCGGAGGGGAAGTCGGCGAAGATCGCTGGCCGCACCTGGCAGGGGCCGGTAGTGGTTGTAACGTCAAGCACGCTTAGGGAAATGACTATTTGCCCAATAGGCGCGGACGAAAACGCAAAGGCAAGGGCTCTTGGCGTCCATCTGTCCGTAAACGAAAACAATAGGAAGGAGCAGGATATGAATCTTGAAGAAGTAGCAAAATCAATCGAGGCAACAAATCAAGCCGTCGCTAAGCTGGCCCGGTCTAAGCGTCTTGAAGCCTAGAATGGCCTGCTCCTTCGGAACTCGAACAACGTCCATTGGCCGAAGAGAATTGGTTAGTGGAGAAAGGTGATAGGCTATAGACGCACTGGTGCGCGGGTCGTACTCAACGCCTCGATGGATTTCGTTTCCAGGAGAAAGGTCGGCCGAGTAATCTGAAAACTGATCCGGCTCTAATGCTGAAAGGCAAAACGGCAAATATCTGTTTGACGCAAAGTTGCGTTTTTTCAAATAAATGTATTCGCCAGTCTCAACCTCATTCCGGCAAGCGAGCTGAACCATTTCGGAAAAATGCAAGCGCCCAGCCTCGTCGGCTTCGTCTTGCCAGAAAGCAAAGCTATCTTCAATTTGTTGATTAATTCTTTTGTCGAGCTTGCCGGTTATGGCGTCTTTGACTCTGCACTGAAGAATTATTTCAGGGCCGACAGTAAACTCAACGAGCCGATTGACTGCGGTAGCCATGGCGGGCATGTCTCGGATGAGCTGCCTAGCCCTGCCGCGCATGGGCTTAATAGAGGAAGAAATTTCGTCATTAACGCCCTGGTCGGAAGGAGCCCAGTTCCCGCCATGAACTTTCGCCTTGCCTGCGGCGTACTGGCGTTCACGCTCTGCCTGAAATTCGCGCTCGAAATGAATGCGCTCAAGCGCGGCGCGGCCCTGATCCCGCTTAACGCCCCACGACGGCGCCACGGTTCCGATAAGCCGGTCAATCCTGCGGCCAATGTTCATCGCGGTCCCGTGGAATAGACTTGCACGCGGCGGTAACCAGCGGTCGTCAAAGAATCGACTTCGGCCTGCACATCGCCAAGCCGCTTATAGAACGACGGCCAATCAAAGGTTACGAGCTGTCCCTGTGGTGTTCGATATGATGCAACGGAGGGGTCTCTCGACGCCGCTGCTGTGCGCAAAAGCGTGAGTTCGGTTTGTGCTTCTGAAAGTGTTCGAGCCAATGCGCGTTCCCTTCCGGTTGAGGGTGTACGCGCATCAGTTTATGGCGGGTTTTGCTGCTGAATCGGAGATGCCTTAATAATGTGCCGCTATTGCATGGCTATTCTTCTGATCTTGCCTTAATGTTCTTCTTGACACGCCCCTGAATTTCTGCAATGGCGGGCGCTTCTTGCGGCCTCATCATCCTAGCCTCGGGGTGCCGCTGCTCCTGGATCCTGACATGCCGCCACCAGGCCAACAGGTCTTTTACCTCTCCTGACCACCTGTTTTGAAGGTGCGTAAGGAACCCATTTCCGCCCGGCGGGTATTTCGCCGCGTACTTTGTGAGCGTATGAACCGAGATGGATAAAACATCTGCGGCTTCTTGCGCTCCGGTGAATATCTCAGGGCTTTTCGTCATTCCGTCTCCTTTTTGTCTTGCCGCTCTTGCAAACGAGAATCAGCAAATGCCTCAAATCCAGCAGTCTCTACATTTCCCCACAGGCTACTCTCCCGTGTGATGCTGTCCCTTAAGCGTGTAGCCAACTCGGCAAGGTTCATCTCTGACAATTCCATTTCATTGTCTCCTTGTTAGTCCTTCGCCATAAATTGAATTATTGAACGAATCTGCCGCTTGAATAAATCAGTCACAGCGTCAAGTTCGTCGTCTGTAATTTCTGATTTCATTTCCGTCAAGGTCTCAATGATTACGGGCCTATGTATTCGTTGAGGCACATCTTTCTGTGGTTCAACAGTAATCCGAATTGAATAAACCATTTAATCTCCTTTCGCTGAAGCCGCGTTTTGACCTGGGGCGGAACCATCGTCGCCTCGCCGCAAAAAGTAAGTCAACGAATTTGACTGCTCTGCGTCTTCGGCTGGCGGGTACTCATCTTCAAGTCTAAATGTATTGTCCGCACTCCCATGGGGTGTCTCTATTGCGCCCACGGCTCCAAAAACACTATAAAACGCCAGCCGAAGCTTGTCTTCATGCGGAATGATTCCACAATTAAAATTCTTCCGATACTCATCCAACACGCTATTAAAGAGAGCATCCATCACCGCACCTCGCAATCGACGTTAAAAAGAAAAAGCCATTTCCTTCGGCATGCTTCTCAACCCACTTTTCCTTGATCCCCGGAACGCTCCAGCGCATGTCGTCAACCTGAAGATCATTCGCCTCGAACAGCTTCCACCAAAACGCCTCATCGCCTCGAATCATGTGCGTTTTATCCGACTCGTATTCTGGAATTCGGTATTTCCCGTTTTCTCCAAAGGGAACAATCACGAGCCATCGTTGAGCGAGCCGAGCCATCAGCCTAAGCGTTTTCCCCAATGCTTCGGCATCTTCGCAATGCTCCAAAACGTCTTTGCAGAATCCAAGATCGGTCGGCGGAAGATTCAGCGCCGACTCTACGGAATGCAATTTGCCGAATGTTCCTATTGTACCGCAACTTAACGCATATTCCGATAGGTCAATTCCTCGAACCTCTCGAACGAACGGAAGCATCGCCCGGACAAAGAACCCTTTCGCGCAACCGTAGTCGGTCACCGTCGGGCCGGGCATCGGGAAGATTGGCGACGGCCAGATTCGGCACGCACCCGATCCCATGGCTACGAGAAATGCCAGCGCTTCTTCCTGGCTTCGCTTGTGCATCCATCGATAATCTTCATACCATGAAATGCCAAGGCTTTTGCCTCGCTCGAAGTAGTCTTCGCTGAAGCGGCTGTCCATGCTAAAAGAAACTTTCCCTAATGTCTATTAGCCTGTCAATGTCGTCTTGTATCATCTTGCGGATAGCCTTTTTAACCCGCTGTTCCAACTCCTCTTCCGTTTTCTTCCTTTCTTTTTCGTCGCCCTTGCCAAAAGAGACTCCTGCTGCGCTCACCCCGCCCCCTTGAGACATATCGTCTGGCGGGTTGTTCATGCTGATCGGCTTTGAAGTTGGCTCTGGCGCCTTTGCTATTCCAAGAAAACGCTTAAGATAACGATCAAAGTCCTTTTCGTATTGTTTTTGTGCCTGTGCCCTTTCTTCTTCCGCCAAACAGGCCGTTGCCGCAATCTGAATTGAATGAAAAATGTCCGAACCAATCCGCTTGTTTTTGTCAAAACCGATGCCTTTTGCAAACAAGTCAGCCAGCGCATCTTTTGCAATATTCTTTGCCATTTCATCAATGTTCATTTTAAACCCCTTTCGCTATCCAAACTCATTATGGTTCGTTTCTGTCGTCACCGCATCAAATATTTTATTGTGTTGCTCGTATTTGCAAAAGCTGCAATTGTGCGCATAGCTCCATGCCGCCTTTGAATACGTCTCTGCAACGTCTTCGGCCCTGCACACCCTGAACTTCTCGCCAAGATTCGCCGGATTCTCAAGCGCCAGCTCGCTTGACGGGCAGCAGTAAATCCAGCCGTCGGCGGCGAGCATTGGCTTATATAGGTGAACTCTACAAGGGACATTTGCCCTCGGCCCAAGCGGCGTGTTGAAGTCCGATAGGAAAGCGCCTGCCGCGTCCTTGCCCATGGCGGCAAGCTCGATCCGAACCATGGCCATTGTCTCGGCAATGCCTTCTATTGGCTGTCGGCAATCCGGCGCAAGCCTTAACGGCAGGCCAAGGCTTCCGGCGAGCAAGACGGCGCGGCGCAGCTCCTCGCTCTTGGCGTCGGGCCGCACGATGTAGCAAGCGCTGGCCGATGCGCTTCGATTCATAATCTCTATGGCGTTTGTAAAAACTCGTCCGCGCCATTTGTCATTGTCGAGAGTGTTTAGCCCAATCCTCGTCCATGCGAACTTTTCCCATGGCGCATCGGTGCGCGTGCAGTTCGTGTTAATTCCCATGGGCAGGCCAAGCGTTTCAATTGCCAACACAACGCATTCAAGCCATGGGTAAAGCGTGGGTTCGCCGCCGCCGGTAAACTCTACCGACTTTAGGCCAAGGCGCTGGAACGCCTCCACCGTATCCACAAGAAGCGAGGGGTCAAGCTCCTGCTCTTTGTCTCTGTCGGCAAAACAGCAATGGGGACAAGATAGGTTGCAGCGGTTCGTCGACGCGACGCACAGAAGAACCGGCTTCGGCTTCCCGTTTTGCAGGCTTTGCAGCGAGTCTAGGTGCTTGAACAGCTTTGTTTCGTTGGCCGTGACGCTTAACGCTGCTATGTCCATTGAATATTTTCCTTTCTTGTGAAAACGCCTAGCGATGAAACCGTTGTGATGTGGTTTAACGGCGCTTCCTTGGCCGCTGCCTTGACGCCCGGCCAGCTTGATTCGTAGTTGTGCATCAGCACGGTCCCGCCTTTGGCCAGCTTTGGGAGCCAAAGGGCGAGGTCTTTCGAGACGCCTTCATAGCTGTGGTCGGCATCGATGAGCAAAACGTCAACGGAGTTGTCGTTGAAATGCTCTGCCGCTTTTGCCGTGTCGGCGCGGAGAACCGATATTTTATCCGTAACGGGCATAATGTTGTTTAAAAACTCATGCAGAATGCAAGGGACATTTTCTCTTAGCGCCTCGTAAACCTTGCGCTGATTGGGTTCAATGTATGACCAGTCGTCTTCCCATCTGTCAATGCAAACCAGATGATCCGCAGAGTTGGCAATGACGAAGCTAGACATGCCGATGTAGCTGCCGAGTTCGGCAACCAGCTTGCCCTCGCATGCCCGATATAGATACCGCAACTCCGGCTCAACCATGCCGCCGTATTTGAACCTCAGCGCATGGGCGACTACTTTGTTTTCCTTATCGGCTTCACAAATCGACATCCGTTCGTCCTCCTTCTTGAAAAACGTAGAACCAGCTTCGCTCCAAGTGGTGACATTCCTCGGGGTATTTCGCACGCTCGAAATACTTGGCAAGCTGCCGGTACCACTCTTGCGGCCTGCGGCGGACATGCTCCTCGCACACGCTGAAGGTCTGGCCAGGGCAGTAGCAAAGCTTGTCTGGCCGAGGTCCGCCGATAACCCGATCCCACCACTCGCCAAGGGTGTATGGGCTTTTAGCGATCTCTCCCGAAGCAAGCATGTCTGCCCACTTGCCCCAATGCTTCACCGGCCCCGGCCAGCCGTCGTCAAATACATGCCGTGCGCAAACAATCGTGCTGCCTGGCAGCATGGGTTTGACGACATAATGGATGGCCAACGGGTAAACATTTTCGGGCCGCTTCCGCCACGATCCGCAGATGAAAAGCGTCACATCGGCCAAGTCGTCATAGTTATTGGCGAGGTGCGTTAGGATTGAATGGCTGTCCATGCCGACATTTGGAAGAGTGACGACTTTGCGACGGAAAGAAGCTGGAAGCGGCTCCCCCTTGTTGTAGACGACCACCGGGTGCGGAGACTTTTCAAGAAACGAAACATCCTCGTTGAAGCGGCTAAAAACTATTTCAAAGGGTATGTTCATTGCACTGCCTTCAGCAAGACGGCGAACAGTTCTTGCGGGAAAAACCACTCGTGCAAAACGCCTAGATCGTCGGCATATTCACAATGAAGGCTCGGCATCTTTTCATAAATATATACGCGCCCGAAGTCTGCGCCCGGTTGATACGGTGAATATTTTACCGCCACCATCGTCCGCCCCAAATACTCGAACTTTCTGCCCGGCGGGAACTCGGCACGGACCTTTTCAGCTTCAATAAGCCAAACTGGCGGCGATGGCCGAGGCGGCGCTTCTGGTGTTGGGCGAACTAAACCCTTGCTTTCTTTAAATGGCCACATGGTTTTCTCCTATGCTCAGCAAAGACTCAAACTGCCACTCACCGAAAAAATACTCCTTGATTGATCCGCTATTGTCTACATAGTCGCAGCCGATAAAGCGGACGCCATTGTCGTCTGTAAAACGAATCTCAACGCACATTGTCCGTCCAAGATACTCAAACCGACGCCCAATTGGATATTCCTTTATCATTCTGGCAACGTCTTTGTCATCAGCTACTTTTGCCTCGGCTCCAAGACGGGGGCCGGTCGCGCCAGCCTCAAGCCCTTCCGTTTTGTCTATATGCGCTTGCAGTTTACGGGCAAGAAGTTCTATTGCGTCTTGCTGCGTTTTCTTAAATGGCCACATGGTTAATCCTTTCTTTGGAGGAGGTGGAGCTGGAGGCTTTGGTCCCATAGGTGGCGGACTTGGCGCTTTTGCACTCTTGTTTTAGCCTTTTGGGTGAGCAAAAACATCAACCCCGTTCCCGCAACCGTTGTCAAATATGCAGGCTATTTCAACAGCTTCTCTTGCTGTTTTCCCAAGATACATTGCCGCCATTGCGTAGTCGCGACCGCTTCCCATCGCAAAAAATGGGTCTTCAATTGTTATTGGGAACGGCGTCCGTTCATATTTCTTAATGCTTTTGTCTGGAGCAATAACGAGCAACCAGTTTGATTTGTCTATATTGCGCTGGCCTGCCGGGAAATCCCCCGGAACTGCTCCATTTGAAAACCAATCCACTAGCTCTTCCCCCGCGTCGATTTCTCCAACATATCCGACAAGGCAGGTGGCTAGGCAGAAAATCTTTGTTATGGTTATTTTTAAGCTTCCCATACACCCCAATTTGTCTGCTGCAAGAGTTTTGCCGTCCCAGGCAATAACGCTCATTTTTTTCTCCTTTCCTTCCATCATCTTAAAAACCAACCACGTATCTTTGTTTCTAGCTCCTTCAGAAGCATTGGCTTTACTTCCAATACAAATCCATAGATAGCCAACAAGAGCCAGCATGCCACTAGCACGTCTTGCCAATCAATGCTACGGATTTTCTCTATTAAACCTTTCATTTCATCTTTCACCAAGTCCTCGTCTGCCGTTCCTTGGGCTCTTGCGCCACCGGCCTTGGCTTGGCCGCTGGCTGTTTCGCATCAGCAATAATTCTCGCAAACACGCCCTGATTCTCAAGCACCTTTGCCGCTACAAGGTTCAAAACTCCGCAGTCCCAAAGATGGTTTGGCGTTCCTTCTTTAATTACGTCCCATATGCCGGTTTCTTCGTTCCTGTACTCAGAAACGTAGTGTTTGGCATAGTCGCCGAGTTCTCCCTGGCATAGCGTCCATGCGCCCGGATCGGTGGGGTTCACCGACAGCCTAAGCGCCAGCGCGTCTTTGAAAACGGTCGTGTCATGGTCAACCCGCTGGAGTCCTCCAGGGATCAGCTTCCCGCTGCCGGGGAAGGTGTCAATCTTGCCGTAAGTAATCGGCGTAACTTTCGACTGCTGCCCTCTTGCCGGGCAAACGATCCGCACCTTGCGGCAAAATGCGTACATTTCATCAGTTCTGTGGCCCATCGCATCCAAAAGGCCAAACCGTACATGGAAAATGCGGCCATCCGCCGACTTGTATTCCTGAAAAAGAACCGCCTCAAGCGCGGCAAGGTCCGAATGCTGCTGCCCTTCGCCCATCTCAATTGCTCTCGGCAAGAACCCGTACCGGATAAGCGCCGAGGTCATCGGATCGGACCAGGAACGAATCTCGTACCAAACGCCATGGTCCCCGTTGTCGGCGCCGAGCGTAAGCAAAAGCGCGTTCGATGGAACGACATTCATTGGCCGGTCTTCTCGAAGCCTTAAAATGCCGTCTTCTGCGCGTTCCGCCACGGCTGGCTTGTAGTCAATGGCCTTTATGCCGTGAGCAAGGTCTTTCCTTGCCGATATGTCGCCAGCCCTTGCGCGAAGAATCTTTTGAGCAATCTCGGCCATTTTGACATCAGGGGTTGGAAACGCCGACTGGTGAAATCCAACAGTGGTTGGCCGCTTGTTGTCCTTCCCCTTGATGCAAATCCACTCGCCCTTGTCATAGGCGGCGTACCGGTCGGATTCATCCCAATACTTCCCGCAGTTGCAAAGGTAAAGGATGCTTTCCGGGTCGTCCGTCACCGATTCAATCGTCGCGCCTGCCGGAATGTGCAGATGCTCCTCGTCCATAATGACGAGTTCGCCGCAAAAGGGGCATTTTGCCGCTGCTTCCCAAATCTGAGCGCACGCCAGCATGCCTTTGTAAATCCACCCGCCCGCCGGGGTGCTGGCGAAAAAGTGCTTGCCGAACCTGTTGGTGCGAGTCCTTTTCCTTATCCGGTCCATCGGGTCGGCTTCCTTGCCGACCGTTTCCATTTTGTCTATTTCGTCGCTGAACGTGTATTTTGCCGAAAATGCCGCCGTGCTGGTCAGAGAACCTGCGTAAGACGGGATAATCGACATGCCGGTGTTAAGCGTTACGCCGCCAAGCGCCGTGTCGTCTGCTCTTGGGCTCAGATATTTGCTAAGTTCCGGCGACTCTCGCAGCAGGGGAAGAATCTTTTTCCCCATGATCTTGTCGGACGAGTCCTTGTTCGGCATCTGGTAAAAAATGTTCCCAGGCGCGTGCCGGATACACCAGCCGATG